GCATAAAGTCTTAGATTGTGAAAATCATTTTGATTTGCACCATATCTATTAGAACCTATCTCATCATTAAACCACTCTTGCTCAATAGCTTTAGCTACTTTTAAACCATACTCATAGCTCATTTTTTCCAAATCACTAACGACTTGGCTTGGAAAATAATTATTTATAACAGACTCTGCCATATTTATTCTTTGATTAATTTAGATGTACCGCCCTTATTTTCATACCTAGCAATACTTATATTTAGTTTTGGTTTTTCTACTTTAGCGTTTGGCGCGTATAAATGTCTATTGTTAGCCATGATAGCTAAGCCAGAACTAATAGAGGCATCATGCTTTGTTCTTTTGTTTATATCAAATTTTGCCCAGTCATTTAACAGCTCATTAAAATAACAGTCTCCAAATGATCCATCTTGTGACATACCAACGTGAGCCTGGATATACATCTCAATTGCAGCAGCATGAGCTTGTTTTATATCTTCACTTGAATTAGGTATTCCACCTACTTCTTTTTCAGCTACAGATAACTTGTTCCATATCTTATCAGGTCTATTCATACTAAACCCTCTATAACCTCTTCTTCTAAAGTAATACAATAAACGAGGTTTGTTATTCTCTGCTAGTATAGGCATGCCATAAAAAACACAAGCCATAAGAACATCTTCAAAAAATATCTCTGCAGTTGGTGGTCTTGATAAGTATTCTAAGAAAAAACTATTAGCAGGAGCATCTTCCATTGAAAACCTAGTTAATCCGTGAAGTGCACCTTTGGAACCTACACCATCTACTGTTCCTGATATATCATAGCTATCACAACCAAAAGCACCCATGTGCTCGTTACCAGGCCATTTAACACCATTTTTTATTATAACTTTGTTTTGTATCTGTGTTGGTGGTACCCAGCTTATTTTAAATCTACCTTTTTTATCTGGATAAAATATAACCTGACTATCTTTTACACCATTAACCCACTGAAAATTACCTTGAGTTATACCTAGTGTTCTAGACATTTCTTCATTGTAATCTATTTGCTCGTATAATTTAACTAAGTTAAATATACTATTTTTTGTTTCATCTCTAAACGCATGCTCTGTAGTTCTAGGAAACTGTCTATAAAATTCATTTAAAGCATCTTGATCTCCTTTTAAACCATCAGCTTCATTCTGCCAGTTTTCTACAACACCTATATCTATTAACTCTCCTTGTGGGTCGAAGACATCATGGTCCGGATTATCAAAGACTGGAATTCCGTGTTGGTCAATGAATCCTTCATAATTCCATTCCATTGGAATAAAAAGAGAGTATAAACCAGACGCTGTTTGTCCATTACGATTTCTTTTCGTGACGTCTGAAGCATTGTATAATTTTTTAAAGTTCTCACCTCCTTTGTCTAAAGAGTTTGACGTTGATCCCATCATACACTTACCTATAATTCTACTACCTAGTCTAAGGCATGTCTTTGTAACTCTCCAGTTGTTTAAGATATTGTCTGGTCTTTCCCACTTACCACTTTCATCATGAACTAGTAGTTTTAGTTTTTCACCATCATAACTATTATCACCTGTATTCTTCCAATCTATAGTTGTATCAAGACCTTCTATTTCTTCAAGCTTCTCGTTTGTCGTGATCTTCTTTCTAGTAAACTTAGACGCAGGTACTCTATAGGCGAGTTCGGATTTAGGCCGATCCATACCATCTTGAATAGGACTAAAGAAAAACGGGTAGTTAATTGATATAGGTACAATTTTGTCGGTAAACATCTTTTTAGCATCTGCTCCTGTTTTAGATAATACACCAAACCTTGCATCTGTTGAAATCGTAGCTTGATTAACTGTCTCAGCAGAGGACATAAAAGAAAATCCAGATCTTCTGTTTTTAAGATAACACATACCGTAGCATCTCTTATCCGCTTTGCACGCTTCCCAGAATATATAGAATAATCTATTAGCTTCTCTAAAGTCTGGCGCACCTACATCAATTTTACTCCATTGCAAGTACATGTAATGAGTACCAGTAATATAGGTATCCGTCCCATTATTATCAAACCAAAAACCTTCATCTCTTCGTTTAAATTCCTCGTCGATATAGTCGTGCCACTGTTCTTTGTTTTCTTCTGGATAAGCTTTCCAGTCAAATATACTTTTAAGTCTTGATAGTTCTTTAGGATATTCAAATTGTTTCCATTTTTTTTCTTTGTTGCTATACACACTACCTGCTTTTGGCAATGCTATTTTAAAATTCTGTATCTCGTATATCTCACCTATCTGACCAGACTTGCTTAAAACTACAATGTCATGTTCTTTATTGTAACCATATACCCATTTCTTACCTTTATTAAGTCTACTTATAGTAGTTCTCTTAATAGGTTCAACAACCTTATATAAGCTTTGCTCGTACATTACTTAGATCTTCCTTCTGCAAAACCTTTAAATGCTTTCTTCTCTACTTCTTTAGGTTTGTTGTTCAACAAGTCTTCTTCCTCTTGTATTCTGTTTAGTATTTCAAACGCATCAAATATAGCTAGTTTCTTTGTTGCTGCTGCATTCTTTAACTTATCAGCTGTTAGATCATCATCTGAATCAACAATAGCTTCTTTAGCAACTTTAATAAGTTCTTCTACAGCTTTATGTCCAGCTTGGATTATACTCTTCTTCGTTTCCTTGATATTCATATTTAATTGTAATAAAATTTGATAATACTCTATACAGTTTCTCACCGTCTATAATAAACTCATACTCTGAGCTAGGTCTAAAACCAACTAAATCACCTTCACTTACCGTGCCGTCAGTATATTTTACAATACCAACTAAAGGTTTTTCTTTATCTAAACTTAGTTTATCTGTAGATTTAACTGGTTTCACAAAACAATAACCTTTTTGAGGTATCCAAGTTTTATCTTTTTTATACAAAAATATTTGATCACTTGCTATTAAATAAGTATCTTGATCAAAGTAACTTCTACTATTCTTTTCAACACCATGTTGGTTATTCCATTTCCTAAACACATTGTGATGAACTATAACTTTATTTCCAACCTGTATATCAGTATCACCAATTGTTGGTAGAGACTTTACAACTGCTTCTCTACTTACATATTGATGGCTATATATTTCAGTGTTAACTATTAGTTCTTTATCACCTACCTTCTTTGTGTTATTGTATCTAGAATTTACAGGTGCTACAACAAAGTTGTAAACACTTTTCATTAGTATTGTAAATTGTATTCTATTGCAACAGACATGTTCTTATTAAAATCTTTCCAAGGCAGTACATCTTTACCTTTTTTAATGTAAACACTAAACTTATCGTCTTCTTCGATTATATCACAGATGGTATGCCCACCGTAGACCTCTTGGCCTACGGCATAGTGCATAGCCTCGTTCTTATAGTCTCGACCTATACTAATCTTTCGTATCAGCTTCGACATCTTCTCTCACAGTTATTGTTCCATCTTGTATGTTTACATCTACTTTTCCATAAGCTTCTTCTAACTCACCCTGAAGTTTCATTAGATCAGTTCTCATTAGAGATAGATCATGAAGCACCATATGTTTCTGTGTTTCAATTTGACCAACTCTAGTAGTTGCACCATTCATTGAGCTTACAATTTCTTGTAAAGATTTTAATTCGTCTTCTGTTACTTTTAATACTTCTTCTTTTTTAGCCATTTTATTTAATTTAAGTTAATTTAATTTATAGAGATACTTCAAGCGCCTCTATTTGCGCTTTTTGTTCTGCAGTTAATGCGTTTACAAATGCGCTGTGTTGCATCTTAAGAGCTAAGTGTCTTTCGTTTCTACCTAACGTAGCAGTTTGCTCGTCAGTAGGATTAGCTTCTGTTCTTAAAGATACTACTATAGCGTAAGAGTCCATTGAAGCTGGTACATCTGCCGCGTAATCGTGTTCTACCATTTTTTTTGTTTTTAATTGTTATTATATAATTACTTGTTTTCTAGCTGTTTTACTTATTAGTTCCAAGGACTAGCTACGGTTCCAGAACAAAGAATTGTACCTTCAACAAGCCAAAGGTTTGTTGCTATGTTTGTACACTTAATGTAAGAACCTTTTATACCACCTTGAGTGCTACCATTCATTTGTATTTCTACATAATCATCACCAATTAAAGCAGGGTCAGCAGAGATAGCATCGCTACTGTCTGTATCTATTCTCATTAAATTTCCTATAAATCTTTCATTAGAATCGTCTGTTAAAGAAATTTGATGTGCGTTACTAGTAGCTGTTACAGTAGTTATAAACTCATAGCTTTTACCTATTTGCCCTCCACCAGCCGAACCTGGTAGAGTTACAACGGCTCCATCTGCGTCACTAAAGTTAAATATACTATTAGGAAAAGCAGCGCCAGCAGCTACATTTGCACTTGCTGCTATAACAGGTTTTTTTAATCCGTGTACAATAGCACTTACTGTTGCAGTTGTTCCAACCACTGTTTCGTTGCTAGTACCTGAGCCAGAAGCGTCAGCAAGATAACCTATCACAATGTTATTACTACCACCTTGCAAAGCATCGCCAGCTTTAGTTCCAAGTAAAGTGTTATTATCACCAGTGCTAACCGCAAGACCAGTTTGATAACCTAAAGCCGTATTACCAGAACCACCATCTTGTACTTTAAGAGCTTGATTTCCAATAGCTGTGTTATGGTTGCCAGTATCTTCAGCGCTTAAAGCTTGTGCTCCTAACACAGTAGTTGCCGCACCAGTAGTTAAAGCGTCACCAGCTTCAGCACCAACAACAACATTGAATGTACCTGTTGTCATTGCTACACCAGCATCATAACCAACAGCAGTATTAAAAGAAAATGCACCAGCATTTAAAACTTTTAAACTTCTATAACCTAAAGCTGTATTTGTACCATGTGTGTCTTCGGTAAATAAAGATTGATAACCTACAGCAACATTACCACCACTAGTTGTCATTTGTTTTCCAGCCGAAGCGCCAATTATTACGTTAGTAGCACCTGTTGTTAGATCTTCGCCGGCTGTGTAACCTAAAGCCACATTATTATCTCCAGTTGTAACACCAGCACTCATACTTAAACCACCTAAAGAAGTGTTAAACTCTCCTGTCGTAGCGTTCCTTTGTGATCTAGCACCAACAGCAGTATTAAACCCGTTACTATCTCCATCTTCGTAATTTTCTAAAGCTAAATAACCAATAGCTACGTTTTCATCACCATCAACTAATGTTGTTAAAGCTTTGAAACCTATAGCAACATTATATTGACCAACAGTTAAAGCATCACCAGCTAAACCACCAACTAGTGTGTTTAATGCACCTGATGTTAAAGCAAGACCAGCTTCAAAACCAACAGCAACATTATAAGCGTTTGTACCGGCGTTTAAATTCTGTAGCGCTGATTTACCAATAGCAATGTTTGTACCATGCGCATCTTCTGTGCTTAAAGCATTGTAACCTATAGCTACGTTAAAACCACCTGTAGTTAAAGCATCACCAGCTAAACCACCAACTATTGTATTTTGAACACCTGTTTGCATTGCTGTACCTGCTTGAAAACCTATAGCTACGTTAAGACCATTAGCTCCCGCGTCTAAATTTTGTAAAGCCTGCGCACCTATAGCTACATTTTGACCACCAGTATCTTCTGTTGACAAAGCGTTATAACCTATAGCTACATTATCACTACCTGTTGTTATAGCGTCTCCAGCCAAACTACCTATCACAATATTTTGTAAACCTGTTGTCATTGCAACACCAGAATTGAAACCTACAGCGGTGTTGTTACCATCGGCGTTAGCATCTAAAGTAGCTAAAGATAAATAACCAACAGCTACATTTCTACCGTGAGCGTTTTCAGTATTTAAAGCTGCATATCCTACAGCAGTGTTGAAATTACCACTTGTTATGTTTTCACCAGCAGCACCACCCAATAAAACGTTTTTAATACCTGTTGAAACATTTTCACCAGCTTGATACCCTACCGCTACATTGAAGGCGTTAGCACCAGCGTTTTGAACTCTTAGTGTTTTAAAACCAATAGCTGTATTAGTTCCGTGTGCATCTTCAGCAGAAAGAGCAAGATACCCCACGGCTACGTTAGCAGACCCTGTTGTTAAAGCATCACCCGCTAAACCACCAATGAGTGTATTTTCATTACCTGTTGTCATCTGTAAACCAGCGTCAGCTCCAACAGCTGTGTTATTACCGTTTGCCCCTGCGTTTAACGTGTGCAAAGCTCTCCAACCTATAGCTGTGTTATAACCATGAGCATCTTCGGTTGTTAAAGCTTGATAACCTAAAGCTACATTACCAGTCCCTGTTGTTAAGGCATCTCCAGCTAAACCTCCTATTATGGTGTTTTGAACACCTGTTGTTACTGCTGTACCAGCGCTATATCCTACAGCCGTGTTATAAGCATCAGCTCCAGCATTTTGTTGAGCCAAAGTACCATAACCTATAGCCGTATTAAAACCATTTCCATCTTCAAGACTTAAAGCTGCATAACCTAAAGCTGTATTATAACTTCCAGTAGTTAAAGCATCTCCAGCTAAACTACCTATTATAGTATTTCTAACCCCTGTTGTCATATTTAAACCAGCAAAATAACCTACAGCGGTGTTTAACCCGTTAGCACCTGCATTTAAACTAGCTAAAGCATTGTGACCAACCGCTACGTTTTGACCGTGAGCATCTTCGCTTGATAAGGCAGCGTAACCTAAAGCTACATTTTCACTACCTGTTGTTAAAGCATCTCCAGCTAAACCGCCCATTATGGTGTTTTGAACACCTGATGTTATGTTTGCTCCAGCAGCATGACCTACACCAGTATTATAAGAAAGAGTTAAACTACTATATGTTAAATCTTGTAAGGCTTGGTAACCTATAGCGACGTTTCTGCTAGCTAGTGTTGAAGATGACATAGCGTACCCACCGATAGCGACGTTAGCAGCACCGGTAGTTTCAGCACTTAAAGCACCAAAACCAAATGCCACGT